GTGGTTCTACCCTCAGATTAATGCTACACAAATGCACGACTTCTTTGCAGGAATGGGAAGTGAGTATAACAGAGATTGGAAAGAGGATAACTTTGAGTGGTAAGTCCCCCAGTACACCGCAATCTAAGCTGTAAGAAGAAAAAGACGCCCCGTGGTTTTATAAATAATAAAGAGATGAAGAATGACAATATATGATGGACTAAGTAGAGAGAGAAAACTGTTACAGGCTGAGGGTGAGCTGCCTGACTGGATGAGTACAGGTGGGTGGCAATTATTTAAGGAGAAGTATTTATATGATTCAAGAGGTATCAAGGACACTTATAAACGAATAGCTCGTGTTATGGCTCGTCACACTCCCACCCCTAGATTGTTTGAGGATGAATTCTTCAATATACTTTGGAAGGGTTGGTTGGCTTGTTCTACTCCTGTCTTATCTAATGCTGGCACCATTAAGGGTATGCCTGTTAGTTGTAGTGGTGGCTACATTCATGACTCCATCAAAGGCATGTATAAGAACCGATTAGAGACAGCGGTTCTAACTCAGAATGGTTTTGGTACTTCTGGCTACTTAGGTGATATACGCCCAAGGGGTTCTAAGATTAGTCGGGGTGGTACATCAAGTGGGGCATTACCTGTAGTCAAGGGCATGATTCAGGACATGAGAGACGTGGCACAAGGTACAAGTAGACGTGGGGCTTATGCTTCATACTTGCCTATTGACCACGGTGACTTTGATGAGGTGTGTGACTACCTGATGCACAACCCTGATGACTTCAACTTAGGTTGGTGTATTAGTGATGAGTTCATTGAGTCACTTGAGTCTGGTTCAGTCGATGCTATCAGACGTTACAAAAAAGTTATGAAGACTAAAATGGTAACTGGCAAAGGCTACTTCTTCTTTACCGATAGAGTCAACCAAGCCAACCCAGCTTTCTATAAGGATAAGGGTTATGAGGTTAAAGCGTCAAACTTATGCACGGAGATTACATTGTATGCAAATGAGGAGGAGACGTTTACTTGTGTTCTCTCAAGCCTCAACCTTGCTAAGTATGACGAATGGAAAGACACTAATTGTGTGTTCACCTCTATTATCTTCTTAGACTGTGTAGCTAGTGAGTTCATGGAGCTAGCTAAGGATGATGAGGAGCTTGCTAAAGCTGTTAGGTTTACACGTAAGAACAGAGCACTAGGTTTAGGTACGTTAGGCTTCCACACTTACTTACAACAAAACATGATTCCTTTTGAGAGTTTTGAAGCACACATGTTTAACAACAAAGTGTTTAAGGAGATTAAAGCACAAGCTGTAGAGGCTTCTAAGTGGTTGGCTATTACGCTAGGTGAGCCTGAGAATCTAATAGGCACTGGGTTGCGTAACTCACACCTACTAGCCATAGCCCCTAACACTTCTTCTGCATTGATATGTGGTGGTGTAAGCCAAGGCATTGAGCCTGTAGTTGAGAACGTATTCAATCAAGGTAGTGCGGCTGGGGATATATATCGAGTTAACCCAGTGTTCTTAGAGTTTGCTAAGAGTAAGATTGGTTGGTCTGAAAAATTAGCTAATGACATTATAGCTAACAACGGCAGTGTTCAACACTTAGACTGGATGAATGAGCATGAGAAAGCTGTATTCAAGACAGCGTATGAGATAGACCAAAGTGTTATAGTTAGGTACGCTGGTATGAGACAGAGAGAGATATGTCAAGCACAGTCTATCAACTTATTCTTCCCAGCTGATGCTGATGAGGAAGAGATTAGTAGAGTTCATAAACAAGCGTTCCTTGATAAGAACATTAAAAGCTTGTATTATGTAAGAACAAAAGCTGGTGTTAAAGCTAGTGATGGTGAATGTGTAGCGTGTGAGGGATAGTATGAGTTTAGATAGTTTAGTTGAGAACATAGTTGGTTGGCACATAGATAGAAACTTAATTGATGGTTCAACTCATCAAGCACAATTTGTTAAACTTATAGAGGAGGCAGGAGAGCTCGCTGGGAACATCTCTAGGGGTAAGGACCTTAAAGATGATATAGGAGATATGATTGTTGTTTTAATAAACCTAGCGGCTCGGGAGGGCCACTCTTTGGAGTGTTGCTTAGAGGTTGCTTGGAATGATATTAAAGATAGGAAAGGACGTATGGTTGATGGTATTTTTATTAAAGGGGAAGATTTATGAAGATGGATGTAAGTGAGTGTTCAGAGGAAGTGATTAAAAACTTCTTCTATAATTATGATTGTGAGATGGCTAGAGGTTTTAATGGTACTAAACCTCCACCAGATTTCCCTAGGGATACCCTAGGTGTCACTAGTTTGAGAAAAGGAGGTAGGGCTTTAGCTTTCTTCCAGTTGAAAAAGTATTGTGAAGACAATAATTTAATGCCTAGTGATAAAGTATAGAGGAGGATAGGGACTTATGATTGGTGAGATTAAAGAGCAACAGATTAGAGAGTTAATAGCAAGCGGTTTAACACACAGAGAGATAGCTAAGGAGGTTGATTGCTCAGCTGGCACAGTGAGTTATGTACGTAACAGGGAGCAGAAGGTTTATTCACAAGCTCCACGTATACTAGTGTTCGATATTGAGACAGCCCCTAATGTGGCTTACACTTGGGGTATGTGGCAACAGAACATAGGTCTTAATCAGTTTGTTGATGAGTGGTATGTGTTGTCTTGGTCTGCTAAGTGGATTGGTGATGATGATGTGATGTATGACGATAAAAGAGAAAGTTGGAATGACCAAGAGGATAAAGAATTACTTGAGGGGATGTGGAAGCTACTTGATGAAGCTGACATTGTGGTCACCCAAAACGGGAAGAAGTTTGATGTTAAAAAGCTTAATGCTCGTTTCGTCATTAACGGTTTTGAGCCTCCTAGTAGTTATAGGCATATTGATACACTCGTCATTGCTAAGCGACACTTTGGTTTCACTAGTAACAAGCTTGAGTACATGACGAATAAGTTGTGTAAGAAGTATAAGAAGTTAGACCACGGTAAGTTTGCTGGTATGAAGTTATGGACTGAGTGCCTAGCTGGTAACCCTGAGGCTTGGGATGAGATGGAGGAGTATAACAAGTATGACGTGTTAAGTCTTGAAGAGTTAGCGTTTATATTAGCCCCTTGGAGTAATCAAATGCCTAATATGGATGTGTATAGGGATGACCATGACAACCACTGTTTCTGTGGCTCTACTAGTTGGGTACCTAATGATTACCACTACACGAACACAAGTAAGTTTGTTAAGCATAAGTGTGCTAGCTGTGGTTCTGAGAGACGTGACAAGGTTAACTTATTGAGTAAAGAGAAGCGTAACACAATGAGGATGAATACTATATGACATTAAAAGAGGAAACACCTCCTGAGAGTAAGCAAGTGGGGGGTGAACACTACCAACTGAAAATACAACCCCTAACCTACATTGAGGCCAATAAGCTGACATTTACAGAAGGTAATATCATTAAGTATGTTTCAAGACATCGAAACAAGAATGGTATAGAGGACTTAAGGAAAGCTAAACACTACCTTGAGTTCCTGATTGACGAATACTTGTAGTAATAAAGAGGGCAAGGAAGCCCTACCCCCCATTTACAAACCCCCACTTACCTCTTCTTCTTCCCACCAACACCTTTACGTGAACCATTATCAGCTCGGTTAGCACTTTTGCTTTTAACACGGGTGTTCCCTTTAGTGTTCTTACCCCCATCCTTAACTTTCTTTTTATGGTCAACATCCTTACCATCACCCTTTTTAACTAACCCTTTCTTCTCAGCCTCAGCCCTAGCCGCATTACGCATAGCTCGGTTCTTCTTCTGTTTAGCAGAACTGTTATACTTACGTTGTTGCTTACTTCGTTTACTTGCAGACTTTTTTAGCTCACCTTTCTTCGGCATCTTATATTCCTTTGTATTATTAGAGAACACTATAGTAGCCATTATAAGACACTTTGAGCCTTATGGGTCACAATGGTATTCCTTCCTCATTCAAACAGCTTACAGAGCTTCTGAGGAGCTCCTATGCTGTATCCCTCTTCATCTGTCTCCACTGTCTAACCAACTCTATTGGCATGACAAGTAT